TCTGGAGCAGTATAATGTTCGAGACTACCAGGGAATACAACAAGATGTTCTGCTTTAGGTGTGATAGCATACCCATCACCATTGCAGTAGTTGTGGTCTGTCTTAAACTGGAAAGCATCTCCAAACCATTCATTAGGATTCCTCCTATGTAGTACTAAAGGATCACCTGGTGTCTGTACATAGTAAGCATACGAAATATGTGAACAGGAATGCCAGTGCATAGGTATACTCTGACCTGGATCACATATCGTAAACCATGATTTAACAAAATTTATATTAAAACAATCTTCTATATTAAAATGATCTACGTACTCCAGAATAGAACTCTTCACCTCCTTAAAGAAAGGTTCAAGTCTAGTATCCTGGTGTAGTAGTACCTTACCATTCAATTCCCCTGTAACTTTACCAGTTGAGTTATCAAACTTACCATCATCAAAACTTTTATAGATTGCTGATAGATGTCCTGGTAAATGCTTTTCGTATATTACAGTAGGGAATGCCTGATGAAAGTTAGAGGTCTCCGATTGCACGATTCTCTGAGTAGTTGATGTCAAATTTACCACCTGGATATCTACTCTCTAACTTCTTAATGTTTCTCGCTATAACGTCGTCGAAAGGTATGTCCAAAGCCATACAAGCTTGTGCCACATACCACATAACGTCACCCAACTCAATAATAAGATGCTCTCTATTGTCGTCATTCCAAGGCTTACCTTGGAACACCATCTTCTTAACGATCTCAAGAAACTCACCAGACTCAGCAGCAAGCCCAACGCCAGCAGTGGTAAGACGTTCAATATTGGCACCCTTTCCGTCAAGTTCAACCAAACGGTCAGCAAGATAGACAAAATCCTTAGAGGAATCGGATGTGACAGCATCCACGAAATGAGAGTACTTATCAAAATCTATAGTCATGAAAATAATTGCATTGTCTCTGGGAACCAAACGTATTCTAACTCACACCTAGCAAGAATGTCAAGTGCTTGTTGTGGTGTTTCAACTAACGGCTCCCCAGCTAAGTTGAAACTGGTATTTAATATTATACCATGCCCAGTGAGTTTTTTCAACTCACTTAACAGTTCGTACAGTATACCATCAGTGACAGTCTGTACCCTACAGGTGTTATCTATATGAGTTATAGCAGGAATGGGTACCTCACTCTTTACATAGAAACACTGGGTCATAAACCTACTAGGATGTTTCATATCAAAATAAAGATGTGCATCCTCCTCTAATACAGATGCAGCAAATGGTCTGTACCATTCCCTCTTCTTAATTCTATTAACTACATCTCTTCCGTCAATAGCGAACGGGTCGTAGAGGATGCTTCTGTTTCCAAGTGCTCTTTGTCCAGATTCTGCGTGTCCAAAATAAGTTCCAACGCTTCTTTGTTCTTGAAGGAGTTTAGCAACTCCTTTTGCGTCGATAGATTGTGTTCCTTTGAATGTTGATAGGTCATAATGCCAGCCGTGAAATGCAGTGGTGGTCAATGGTTTTCTTTCTTCTGAGTATAGCATAGCAGCTCCCACTGAAATGCCAACGTCTGTAGCCATTGGTTCAAAATAGAACTCAACGTCTGGGAAAGTCTCAACCAATAAGTTATTAGTAATAATATTCATTGCATAACCACCAGTCATGCAAACATTATGTAGGCCAGTTTTCTCCAGAGATGACCGTACAAGTTTAATAACAACTGCCTGTGTATCAACCTGCACCTCCTTTGCGAAATCTGCATAGGGTTTGTAGTTAGATTGTGTCAATTCTGTAATAGTATCAAGACCTTTCTTACCATATAATTCCTGTGCTATATTCATATGATTCTCATCATAAAACATGAGATGAATGTCCTTACAGTGGAACAAATCATCGTCCACATACAAGTCATCTTTTATATGTGTTGTATGTACATCTCCATAGGCACTAAGTCCCATAACTTTACCTGCTTGGAGACATCGTTCACCCATCTGTACGGCAGCAGCAGAATATAGATAACCCAATCCCATCATAGAATGACCTTTCATCCAAGGATATAATTTTATTTTATTCTCATATACTATCTCAAATGAACCACCTATAAAAATAGTCTCAGATTCAAACAATCCCTTAGAAAGACCACCTGCACCATCAATAACTACAACAAGTGCATCATCGAATCCACTGTTGTAGTATGCACCTGCTGCATGAAATTTATGATGACGACTATCCTTTACAATTTCAGGAAGTTTACCATGCTTTCTCTTATAAGCTTCAAGAAATACCTTAGTAAATTTTAAACTATCATCACCTAGGAATGTCTTATCACCAAAGTAAGATAATACTATAAGATCTACTGGTTCATCTACCTTCAGTATGTTTTTATAGATGTGAAAGTGCTTATCATCATGCTTCTTACCACTAAATCTTTCTTCCAAAAAATAATGCTTGACCTCACCATCGTAGATACAAGCATTAGCATCATGATTACCATAATGTATAGCAAGAACCCTCATACTTTGAGTGCTGCAAACTTCTTAGACAAATCTTCCTTAGTACTTTCAATTTCATCTTGACCCGCATCTGTAAGACCATCCTGTGCTGACTGTTCTACGTCATATAATCTCATCTTAGAACGATCAAGACCCACTACAAATCTCTTATTCATTGTAGGATCATTGTACCTATTCTTCAACTGCTTAACCATGATCTGATTCATTGCTTCCAACTCTTCTGTAGAAATAAGGGCAAACATAAGGTCAGCAGTAGCAGGGAGTCCGAAAGATTCAGAGGTGTCAGTAAGGTCCACATCGCTACTAGCAAAGCCGCTACGAGTAGTTTGAGTGGCAGATACAATCGGAAGGTTCGCCTCAACTGCGAGACCCCGTAGTTCTTCTGCGATTGCTTTGATGTATGAATAGGAGTTGACATTGCCTACCTTAGAATAACGACTAGATGCACATATGTTTAAGTAATCTATGAATATAATATCAGGTCTAAAATCTTTCTTCAATGCTAACTCATTGATCAATGATCTAAAGTGCCCTGAATGTGCAGACGCAGTAGGATATTCTTTAATAATTAACTTGCCCTGTGTCTTCTTAGCAAGCTTCGTCACCTTAGATTCAAACATCATCTTAGGTAACTGATGAAGTGATTCTGCATCAAGGTTTAAAAGATTTTCATCAATACGTTCCGCAATCTTTTCTTCAGCCATCTCCAAAGTAATGTAGAGTACATTCTTATTCTGGAGTAAAGCACCACTAGCAACATGACACATAAAGAGAGACTTACCCACACCAGTACCTGCAAGAGCAATGTTGAGAGTTTTATTAGGAAGTCCACCTTTTGTGATCTTGTTGAAGTATTCCAGATCGAAAGGTATCTTTTCCTCAGTGGTATGGTAGAAGTCGTATCTCTGCTCGTAGTCCTGTAGATAATCATGACCTACATTAGTATCAAATCCCACTGCTAATGCATCAGAAAGGATATTAGGTATGGCACCTGTAGCTCTCTTCTCATCATTACCTTCTGCAATCTTTATACTCTCCATGAGTGCAAGGTAGATAGCACGTTCCTTACACCACTTCTCAGTAGTATCTAATATCCATTCAGGATCAGATTTTTCAGCATCGATATCTCTAATGAGTTGCACAATCTGAGTGTGCTGATCATCAGATATAGTATCAAGATGCCCTACTTCAATCTCCAATGCCTCCTTAGTAGGTAAAGCATTGTATGCAGTGAAGTATTTAGATATTACCCCGAATAAATTCCTCTCAAGTGTCTCCGAAAAGTACTCTGACTTAATGAAAGGCAAAGTTTTACGAACATAATCTTCCTCAAGAAGAAGGTTCTTTAGTATTAGATTCTCAACCTTGCTCATTGCGTGTAAGTGTCACTGGAATTGTCATTGTTAATCTGAGATCTGAACTTTCATTCATAGGAACGTTAGTCTCAATCCACGATGGATGTATTATAACATCCCCTTGGTTCACGTAAACCCCACTAGTATCAGTCCACTCTTCTACACCAGGATCAAAGGTACGGATAGTACTCTGTAGTGGATGCCAGTACATATCTGATCTCTTACAATTACTTATGTAATGAGTAAATGTATAGTGACTGGGTAAAGTATCAAGTCTATCAGTACTTTCACCCTTTTCAAATGCTTTAAAAATATATGCCTCAAAATTCCATGAATGAGTATCAGAACATCCAATGTCAGACATAAACTGATCCATAATATCACTATACTTTTCGTACTGTGGATGGGGTATCTGATTATACCCCATAATAACAGGTGATACCTCAGTGAATCTCTCAGTCTTATACTCTTGTTGCCAATGGTCTAAGAATATTTGGTTATCTTCAATGGCATACTTACGAATGGGTGTGGTAAATAGATCTACTCTCATGACTTATCAGTACCATACTTATACTCCTGACTAGCAGCCCAGTCTAACTTCTCCATTATTTCTGGAGTGAAGTACTTTTCGGGGTCTTTAAGGATAGCTGAAGGATACACAGAGGTATCACCAACAGCGACACGATTGCCCTTACGGGTAAAGACTCCATACTTCTCACCCAGTTCCAATAGTCCGTAGTACTTGTCAAGACCTCGTGCGTCATAATATAACCTCGTTTCTACTTGTGAATTTTCTACTGTCAGACGCGACTTAGCTGCCTTTGCTTTGACAATATTTCCGATGACATCTTTACCGTCTTTCTCTTTCTTTTTCGAGAGGTATATGATTGTAGAAGCAGCATACTTAAGACCGCTACCCCCACCCATTTCCTTTGTGGGAACGTAAGCACCGACAACATCATAGGTGTGATTTGTGACAAGTAAGGGGACATTCGCTTTTCCTAATTTTAAGGTAAGTATTCTAAAGATTGCTTTAACTACCTGTGCTCTAGTCATGTCACGAGTGTCTTTACCCTCGGCACTGTCTGCTAGTTCTTTGGAAGTTGAAAGCATTCCTAATGAGTCTAACACAAACATCATAGGCTTGCGCTCTTCTTTAGGTTGTTTTAAGTATTTGTCTAATATTTGTAATGCTTGTGTTCTGAACTCTTGAACTGTAGTAACAGGTACCAAGATCATACGTGATCCATCGATGCCACGGTCATCAATCATCTGTTTGGTGACTGCAGCTTCACTCTCAAAGTAAACTACACCAGCATCGGGGTTCTCTCTTAGGTAGTTCTGGACAATACCCATACAAAAGAAGGTCTTACCAGTACCA